TTTTTCACAGTAGATATTTTTGCAGGATTTTTAGTTCTACATTTATTTATAGCATACAATTTTAATTTATTAGTTAATGAAGCCTCTTGTAAGAAAGTTTCAATATATACTTTATCAGCTATATTGTTAGTAATTTGACGCACTTTTTTATTTATAAATTTGGATAGCATTAGGTATCCTGTATTTACTCTACACTATGCCTATTACCAGCGATCTTCATTTTCTGCGCAGCCTCTCTACCAGCTCTTAACCCCCCAATTGCCGTCTTTGTGAGGGGTTTACTTAGTTTTCTCAATTTTAAAGCTTTTATGATATCAGCTCCCGGTATAAGAGATACAGCCGAAATACCTGCATTTAACATATGCTTTTTTTTCTGATCTTTTTCCTTCGCTAGCGCAGCTCTAAGCAATGATATGACTGAATTACCTGCATCAGCAATAGTACCTACTGTCGGCTCTAACCCAACAACGTCTAGAGCGCCTTGAAGTTTATCTATCGCTGCTTCCATAATTATTTGATCATTTTTTGCTTTATTATATTGCTCCCAAATTAATTCTGATTCTTTATCCATTTGATCTTATTTATAACAAAAGCTATACTCTAACAAATATATTATATTACCCTACCCAACAAAAAACAATGGCGGGTCAGCGTCGCCCATTCCCGGCGAAGAACCTTCATATAATTTGCTTTCTAACTTTTCTTTTTCACTAGTACCCTCTGTGAGGATATCAGTAGAATTAAACGTTTGACCTCCAAATAGTGTTAGGTTGCCATATTTACCTCTTACCTGACCTAGCGTTATCTTACATAGAGCTAAAGCATATTGATATACCCATTGCTCTTTTATAACGTCTCTTATTGGTCTTTCAACATAGCATGAAATAACGCCATAAAATCTAGTATCGTCTGGTTCAGGATACATTTGTAATATTTGAGTTCTCTCATCAAATGTATATGAGCGTCTTAGTGCTAAGAGCTTTTCTCTCATCTCTAGCCATTCTTTAAGTGTATACCAAGAGACCAAATCAAAACCGTAATTACCCATTGCGTAAGAAAAATATGTTTGCTGAGCTAATGTTTGCTCAATAGTAAACAATGTATTGATCCCTGTTGTAGATCCTTCCTCAAATTCGCTAACAGCAATAACTTTCCTATAATCTAATACATCGTAATCGAACATATTATTTATCTTTAAGGAATCATCCTGGGTTAGCTCTTCACCGGATCTCGTCTTAACGCTTTGGAAAGTTTCAATAAAGTAAGAAGATACAGGTATGGCGCTTGTACTCTGATTGCTAGAGAATGTAGTGAGTAGTGTATTATATGTTGATTGATCTAAAATCTGATTAGTGAAAATACCATCAGTAAATACACCACTAAGAGACGGTAGAGGGGCAAAATTGCTACTATCAATAGAGGATGTTGATACGTACATTGTATTTCTCTGCTCTATATAGTAGCCGGATTCAGGAGCTTGAATCTGGTGAGCTGCTTTTTGCTCTAAAGTAAGATCAGGGTTAGATAATGTAAACAAATGATCTAATCGGAGACCTACATTTCTTTCATATAGATTTGAATCAAAAGCTAAATACTCGGCTGTATATCCCGCGAATTTAGTATACATTTCAACAGCTATAGATATATTCTCGAATAGCTGATCTTGATGTAACTCGACTTTAATTAAAGGCGCTCCGAGTGCTCTTACAATCCTATCAGCCAGACGGCTGTATGTATTAATCTTACTATTAAGATTAGTCGTCTGGAACGCGGATACGGGGGTTATGTTACATGCCATATTTATATTTATGGCTGCGCAGCAAATATTACTCTATAGGCGCTTCAGGAGCTACACCAGTATCTGGAACTTCTGCCGCTGCCGGCGCTCCCACATCTTCACCTCCAATATCGGTTGCTGCTGGGCCACCTCCAAAGTCTGGAGGAACTCCTGCACCACCTAGATCACCGCCCATTCCTCCCCCCATATCGCCACCCATATCAGCACCGCCTTCCATAGAAGCAGTCTGAGCTTCCACTTGCTCTTTCCAGTTAGGACCCATTGCCTCGATTTGAGCTAGCTCCCACGTAAATTCTTTATCTACTCTCATATACTGTCTATTTGCAAGTATATCTCTATCCTCCCACCCGAGATATTTCTTTTGACAATATGTTGGAGATATCATTTCAGATTGAGAAAGGTTGCCGTAATTTTCAGCTTTTATTCCAAGCTTTTGGGCTTCGCGGAGTTCGTAAAAGTTTGACGGAGGATTAAATTCGATATGAATATCGGATTCTTTCATATCTAAATCCTTCCATAATTCCGTCATCTTTAGATGAGTTATAAATCCTCTTTTTAAACCACCGGCGAAATGTTGCTGCAATCTTACTACAAACTTCGCAAATTTAAGTTCCTCTCTAAGCATAGCGCTTGAATCTGTGAGAGTAGATTCTGCTTCAAGTCTGTTAGTAGGTACTTTGAGAGCTTTGTATAGCTTCTTAACAAAATACATTAAATCGGCGAGCTCACCCAAGTTTGCACCACCTGCTAGTTGATCTACAGAAGTGCCTTCCGAACCAGTTCTTTTTGCAAACCAGAACGCATCAAGCATAGACTGGGGATTAAATTTATTAACAATATCGTTTTGATTTGAATCAAATGTCTTAGTAGACCAATATTGAGACATTAACTTTCTTAAGTACTGTTCTGCCTTTGGAGGTGACATATTACCTACATCTACGTTAAAGACCAGTCTCTCAGGAGCTCTAACTAAACGATAAATTAAGATAGCGTCCTCAATTAATGATAATTGCCTATATGCCCGTCTAGCATTTTCAATAAACGGCAGCTTTATACTTTTATTTTCGTTCCATGTTCCGCTATCTATATAGACTACCTGATTCTGCTCCAGCGGTATAAAGTCAACCTCTTCACTTTTTATTAATTTATCTGGTTCAATTTTAGGCTTCCTATACAAGTAACCTTTAATTAATAGATTTTGTATATTAGAATAGATAGGATCTACTAATTCAGTCGGGACCCTAACAATCCCAAGAACTCCCTTATCTGGATATTTCGAGTGCATTATATGCTCGAAATATATTTCCCCTTCAATTAATAAGTCTCTAAAATAAGACCATCCTTTATCTTGAATATTAAAATAACCTACATACTTTTTAAATTCATCTAAAAGGTTATTTTTTATCTCCATTGAGAGATCTTCTTCTAATCTATTGTCAATAATAAGCTTGCACGCATCACCCTTATCGTCAATATTTATTATCTCATCGCAAATTTCATCCAGAGCGTCTGAAACCTCTGCAAATGCAGCCATAACTCTATAGTCTTGTATACGCGCACCTTTATCTTTCTGCACGTTAGCATACATCATCTCTCCGAAGCTATTGTTACCGTCAATAACTCCCACAGCTTCATTATTAAAGCTATTTGATTGGGATATAGAGTGCTTCGCTAAAACCTCGGCTCGTCTAGACCCTTGATTCTCGAAATATTTATATTTAGGGTTATTCTCTTGACCAGCATCAATAGCGCTAAATCCTGAATAAGGAAGCTTTGATGCGACGTAATTCATTAAATTACGACCAAATGTCGAATCTTTTCCAGCGCCTTTAAAATCTTTTGCCATTGTATACTAACTTATTTATGGTTGTTTTATGAAATTACCAGACATCGTATCGTAAGTAGTAGACCATCCAGCCGCAGTTGTAGTTATAATATCGAAGCTGCCAGCAGATAAAGCTGGTAAAAATATCTCAATCACATTATCAGTAATTACCCGATAGGAGGATAGGGGTAATACTGATCCATTAACATCTGGAAAATATTCAAATCCAGTTAATGTAGTGAGCGGATTATAGATGGTTTCGTACGAGCTTAATAGAACATACTCTAAATCATCAAAACGTTTACCGTATAGTATAATGCTACCATCATATATACTAGGCTGTAAAATATATTCACCTTTATTGTCTAAATTAATCGATTCATTAGAACTACTAATAGAGTAATAAACGTTTGTTATTTCTGGCATCGCTGACAAAGTAACGGAATCAAAAACCGGATCCGCACCTGACAGTGTAAAGTAATCATCGTATGTTATAAAATTACCTGCAGATAGATATTGGTTGCTATAAAAATTTCGGGTAATTTTAAATATGTTATCTAGGGGATCAACTGCTTCTTTAAATAGCCATCCCTCCACAGTAAATGATGTATCTGCAGTTATAACAGATCGATTAGAATAATTAATTTCATTATTATATTCTAAACTAATACTCCCAGACCATTCAACTTTTGAATTTATAGGCATCGATGCTGGAAGGCCTACATCATCAGGAACTTCCCACGTTATTGTAATATATGGATTTGTATAAGCAGCAAAATTACTTATTATTTGATCTATATCAGTTTGATACGAGGCAATTATCGACATATTAATCGTTATGTCGATGGGTACAGGAGATGGTATTCTCGGAGATGTGGCTGTATTAGTGTTTGGTGTTCTTGTTCCCGGGTAAGTAAACCCCTCCATTTTATTAAAGCTTCTATTTGCATTTCTACTTATACCACCTATTGTTACCGCAACCATTGGCAACTTTAAATTTTGGGCGCGATTTTGCAAGTCATGAACAACGCGTCTCTTAGGCTGGTAAACATATCCAACTTCAATTCTATCTCTTTCTTCGCGTTGTCTATTATATCTACCTATAACAACATCATCAAACGCAGCCATAAACTGCGCTATAATATCATGTATTTCCCAACTAAAAGCTCTATTTTTCACTACTTATATTTATCTATTGCAATCTATCTAAGAAGAATTTAGGCAATTTGTTTTTCGATCTTCCGATAACATTTGCGGTATTACCATCAAGTATATACGTAACACACCAATCATCTATACTTCTGACCCCTCTACCAGCTGCTTGAACTAGAGAACTAAGCATTTTATTGGTATACCAATCCGGATTGCTATCAAATAATTGTTTAATTCTTTTATCTCCTAAAGGCATGTATGGTAATTTAACAATTATTTGAAATCTCGCTAACGTATGCTTTAAGTCAACCCCATGGGTTATTGAGGGACTTACTAGAACAGTAGGTATTTTTCTAGATTTAATATGATCCTCAATTAACTTTTCGTTATTAATATCTTCAAATCGAAATAAAAATCTATCACCTTGTAGATTTTCTTTTAGAAACGAAGTAATATATCCAGTGTGAGTATGTATCGCACCTTTTTCATCTTTATGGTGATCACAAATCTCTTGAATAAGATCGCATACTTTAGGTAAATTAGTTTTTAAATTTTGATAATTTAATTTATATTTATTCGATATGTATATTGGGGATTTTGATGCATCAAACGGAGATGGTGTCTCAATAAATTTATATTTTTCAATACCTAAAGACTTAGCAAACTCTTTTGGATCAATAATTGTTGCAGACATTAGTAATATTTTTTTACCATATCTAAATATTTCTGAAGTAAGTGACGAAATATGCAGAGGAACTATTGATACTAAATCGTCATTTTTATCTAGTACGTACTCGCAATCTTTCCACGAATTTATAATAAGCTTTAGCTTATCGTTAAACCGAGAGATCGCTTTATATCGTGTTACATCTTTGTCTGTCTTATCCTTCGAGTTAATCCTCTGCAAAAGATCTGTAATTTTATCAGAAATTTCAGCATCTAATGTAACGAGCCATGAATGGAATTTATTGTAGTTAGTTATGTTAGGCATATTACTTTCAACACCCATATACTTTAAAGTTTTACTAGTAAAGTTGAGCGAAAAGTGCTTGACAATTTGATCTTCAAGCTCACTCGCCTCATCGCAAATTAAATATTCTTTCTTTTTAAGTTCATGCGGAAGCGCTAGAAACATACTATAGTTATACACAGAAAACTTACTAACTAAAGCCTCATTACGTTGTTTATAATAAGGGCATATATTTTTCTTCCAACAATCTTTCTTTATTTTAGGCAAGTAAACGCACGGTCCAATTTCAACATCTACATTAGGATCTACTTCGCATTGATAATTGCTCTTACCTTTAAGCTCTTCTGCATCATCAAATAAAAATTTATATTGAGTTTGTAGCGCCTTTGTTATAGTTAATACAGACGCTCCTTGATGATCATACTCTTCATCATGAGATTGGGAGAATGCTTTATATGTAACTACATCATCAACAAACTCTGGATCTAGATCTTCACTTGCGTTAGCTAATGTCTTAGCGAGAAAAGATTTACCGGTACCGGTCGGAGCACTGCAAATAACAAAATCATACTCCTTAAAGGCCTTTTCAATATCATTTATTAGTTTAATTTGAGCGGGTCGTGGTTGAAATTCACCCGGGAATTTTGAAATAAGAGACATATATAAATTATAATATATATTTTGAAT